CAAGTCACGATGAGGTTCGATGAGCCGTTGGTACTCGTAAGCCCAAGGAATCCCGTGGTTTTGAGGATGGCGTAGGAGTTTGGCGGTTGACCAATCTTCATCGAGAAAGTCCAACCACTGCTGAAATCTAGGGGGTTCCCGCTTGAGTCAAGCCATAAAAAGTTTGCACTTGGGAGGTTTGCGGCGGGCGTTGGGTATTCCAAAGTGTCGGGCATTAGGTGTTATTCCATTTCCTCTCGGTAAACGATGATACATCGCCCTCTTGGAAAGTTGAGTTGGCGTTTGGTTCCTCGAAGACCGGAACACTAGGTTCAGCATACGACACAGTATTGACTTCTTGGTTCGTGTAAGTGTCGTAATAGTCTTGGAAGATAATTGGTGCGGAGACAAAGAGTTGACCGATAAGCGATACGGCAACTTGCCACTGGGAAAGTGACGAAGAACCGTTTTTGGTCGCCGCTAGTGAGCGAAGTTCCGAGGCGGTTTGCCTAAATGCGACCCGAGAAGCCTCAAAGCGAGACTGTTGTTTGGAGCTCGTTGTCTTCTGTATTTCAGCAGCCGAACCAGAGCGAATGATTGAGCGAGCCGCAACGCCGACCGTCGCCATAAGACCAGCGGCGTAGGCAACTTTGGAAATTGCGGTCAAACGCTTCGACGTTGTGGCTTGCTTGAGCGACACCGCCGAGGCCGGATTCTTGGATTGCGAACGCCCCGATGTGGTCTTTTGCGTTTCAGCAACCGCACTTGTTGGGTTCTTTCCGGCGCTCTTGACCCCATCGGTAGACGAAGAGATGGATTCGCTTGCGTTCCGAGGCATATTATTCGTGCGAACCTCGGTCTTTGCCTCAATGAGCGACGTTGCCTGAACCTTGTAACCGGCCTGTGCTTTGGAAGTCGCTTGTGCGAACTTCTCTATAACAGCAGAAGTGGGGTTGTTGGTGAGGGTTCGACCCGCCGACTGCGAAAGCACGAAGTACGTTTCCCCAACAAGGTTGAACGTCAAAGTCTTACCACTCTCCTGTGACATTGAGAGTGAACTCGCCCCAACGGGTGCGTGAGCCTGTGTCTTTGCCTCTTCTTGGGATGACGCAGCAAAAACAGCACTTACTGGTGCGTTTACTACGTTCCTTTGGGAAGTTTGGAGTTCGGTGAGGCTTGTTGCGCTTATTACGTTTAGCCCGGTGCTACGAGTGTTGGTTTGGAAAACGTAATACGGGGTTGCCGAAGTCGGTGAGTTTGTAGTCGTGCGCGTATCAGCAGATACATCTTTAGCGAAGGCGATTCCGACTACTCGGTAGGCGTGACCAATCGCACCATTGGCGTAAAGACCAATAAAAGACGTATTTCCGCCCCCGTTATAGAGGCCCTGAAATACTCCATAGGTAGGCGTGGTGACGGGCATAGCCCTTACCTAGCCCGACTAGTTGCTCATCAACCAAGTAGGTGTGATGGTTAGGGTGTCGTTTACGGCGAGAGTGGGCGTAGAACCATCAGCAAAGTTGGCTGCGTAGAGCAACTTACCCGACGAACCACTTGCGGCGGTGGTGATGAAGTATCCAGTCGAAGCCGTTGACCAAGAACCAGTCGCAGGGCCGAAAGTGATTGCCGAAGCGGTGGTCTTCTGCCCACCAACTGCGTCACCAATCTTGATGGCCGCATTGGAAGTGGCGGTGGCTGCGGCGTTCAGAACGATTTGGTTCGAGCCGGGGAGTGAGGTGATAACGAATGAGGTCGCCGCACCCGAACCCTGCGAACCGCCCGTGGCACTAGCGATGTCAATGGTCATACCAACGGCGAGGCTAGCGTAAGTACCAGTGGTGAACGTTCCCGCCGTGATGACGTAGGAAGCCGTTACAGAGCCACTAAGGGTCGTGGCAGCGTATGGGGTAGACCAGATGGTTGCGAGGGCAGGTGCGCCAAATGAGGCCGCTTTGCGAGAGTATCCCGAGCCGGTCTGCTCGAACCAACTAGTACCGACTGCTGAAAGGGTCGTGGTGGCGGCAGGAATCGTTCCCGTGAAAAGACCGATGTAAAGAGCCGAGTAGGTCGTGGGGCTTGCGGTGATGACTTGGTTGAATAGGACATCCAAGCCTTCGTTGATAAATACCTGTGCCATACAGTCTCCTAATCGGGGATTTCGCTGGCTCTATCTTGCCACAGGATTTGGAAAAAGCGGGCTACACCCCGAGTCGCCCACCATATCGTTCGCCACCCTTGAGGGCGATGAGGTTCGCCAAAACGTAAGGAATATTGTTGTTTTGGTGAAACGCCGATGGGAAGAACGTCATAAGTCGGCTTGATTGGAAGTTGACCTTGAGCTCGGGAACGTATCGGCGGTAGTTTTCGTCAATGAAGTACCAGAACGAGTTTTGGTTGTAATAGGCGATGTGGGTGGGGTCTTGGAACGCACCCCGACCATCGGTTGAGGGGGTCATTGAGAGAATCATCCCGCCATCAGCAAGAACACGGTACATCTCGTTCCAAAGTCGAATCTTGTCGGAGATGTGTTCGATGAAGTCAAAGGCTCGGATAACGCCGACCGAGTTGTCTTCCATATTCCCAAAAACGTCGAAAATATCGCCAGTGATATCAGCATCGTGTAAGTCAACGCTTGTAAAGCCCGGTGCTGAGTTGTGCGCCCCGCCGAGGTCGAGAGCGTGTAGCCCATTGTCACGCGCCCATTTCAGCACGAGGGATTGGATTGTCCGGTCATACATTCGCACCGTTTCCTCTTGGATTTTGGGATTGAGGATTGGGTCGGCCTGCGTCTGCGAGCCGTGAATCCTTTGTAAATAAAGGTTTTCGTGAATAGGTAGGAACTTTGTGACGAGGTAAAGTCGCGCCATTAGGTCTTGGTCGTCAAGGATTTCCAAATCTTGATTGTATCCCCCGGCAGATTCGTAGGCCGACTTTCTAAATGCTCGTAGGTGATTCGGGGCATACCAAATATATGCGACGTTGTGCGGGTGAGCCGACTTCGTTCGAGTGACTTTCCATTCCCCGTCTTGGTAGTACGCCCACCCGTAACTCAAGTCAAACTCCGTGAGGTTTGGTGTTCCGTCTTCGTTCATCTGGGCAAAGTCGGAGAAAACAAAGCCGACCTCAGGGTTCTCGAAAGCCTCCGCTACTTTGGAAAGTGCTTCTGGCATAAGCAAGTCATCGTGGTCGAGTTCCAAAAGGATTTCACCATCGCAGAGTTCGGCGGCCTTTGCCTTGAGTGCGCCCACCCCCTTGACCCACGGCTTTGCGTGGTGAACCTTGATACGGGAGTCGTGTGGCGGTTCCCACTCTGCGCCGTTGTTTAGTAGGACAGTCCACTCCCAGTTGGGGTTGGTTTGTAGGTGCAGACTATCGGCGGCCTCGTTTAGCCACTTGGGATTGTGACTGGGCGTGAATACCGAAATCTTCATAGAGCCAACTATAGACTCTTGCGACTCTCCAAAGTTGCCCGTGCTTTGATGATTTCAGCATCGTACTTGCGTGGGTTATCCGATACTTGTGCGGCCATCTTTAGGTGAGCCAATGCCTTTTCGTTCTCGCCCATCTGGGCGTAAGCGTAAGCGATTCCTGCGTAGGGCGCATCGTCATACACCATCGGGTTTATCGGCCTACCATCGTGGTTCTTCTTTGCCCCGAGTGCGCCTCGCAAGAAAGGGATTGACTTGGAGAACTGCCCTGCTCGTATGTGCATATCAGCAACCAGCATCCAAGCCTCGGGCGAGCTCGGGTCGTAGGCGATGGCGTTGAGCCACGATTGGAGAGTTAGGGCGAAGTTACCGATTGCGGCGTGACAATGCCCCATATCTAGCAAGGCTTCGTACTTCTCCCAGTTGTCTCCCGACACTTTTAGGAAATCAGCAAACTGTAAGACCGCATCGTCGTAACGCCCCACGTCACGAAGTTCTCGAGCCCGATACAACTTCGTTCGGGAAGAGTTGTCACCATCGGCAATCATCTGGTCGAGGATGCGTAGGTTTCGCTTCGCACCGTTCTCTCTATCGGTATAGGGGTCCTCAATCACCACGTCATCAAGAACGATGTATCGGGGGTTCTGGCAAGAAAGAACCTCGTGAACCCGATTCTCCCAATATGGGTTTGCTTTCATACGAGCAATACGAGGAAAAATGGAGGTTACTCGTGGGTTTCCCCACTCGTCGAGGAGGCGATTCGTGTGTATCCAAACTAAATCAGTTGTTTCAGTTAGGAACCAGTCGGCTTTCTTTAGTTCCCGTAATTTGGATAGGTTTTCGGGTTTCAGCACATCTCCTGTATCTAGCCACATCGCCCAGTCGCACGTTACTTTGGAAAGGGCGTAGTTCCGGGCGGCCGAAAAGTCGTCAATCCACTCGAACTCATACGTTTCAGCACCGAAGTCTTTGGCTACTTCAAGGGTCGCATCTCTTGAGCCCGTGTCAACAACAACTATCTGGTCGAATAGCCCTTTTACGGATTCCAAAGTGCGGCATAGGGTTTCTTCCGAATCTCGGGCGATTATGTGTAAGGCGAGGGTCTTCACTTTCCCTCACTTTTGGGAACCGAAGCGATAATTCTCTCCCTTACGCCCGGAGGGGCTTCGGCAATAGCCAAGGCAAAGAACTGGTTTGCCAAATCCATTTCACCTAAAGCAAGGTAGCAATTGGCAAGTCGCTCAAGGGGTTGATAGGTGTGGTGGGGAACGATTGCTACCCACGCAGGTTGCTTGCGATTGTCACCCGAAGCCGCTTGGTAGAAAGGAATCGCCTTACGCCAATTGCCGACCTCGTATTCGATTTCACCTAAGAGGAAGAATGGAGTCGGGAGTTCGGGGAGGTGTGCCGATGCCTTGAGTAGCATCTCCTTTTGCTTCTCGACGATGCCGAGTTTTCCAAAAGACCGACCGACTACCAAATAGTAATCACCAGCCGAACCAGAATCCAATTCGAGTTCGCCAATCTTGTCGGCATCTACTACCGCTTCCTCGTAACGTTCCAAGAGTTCCAACTCACGAGCTCGTAGATACTTGTATCGGTCGTGATTTACGTCATTTATCGCTAGATACTTCTCAATGATGCGGAGGTTTCTATCGGTGGCAACGGACAGTTGCCCCTCGGGGTCATCAACAATGAGTCCACGCTCAACGTGGGATATCGGCTCACCAACCACCGGGGCCTCGTGAATCGGCATAATCCAATTGGGGTCTGCTGATTTGCGAATGAGGCGTGGCGTGGCGTGAAGCGTGTAGACGTTTCCAAACTCGTCATAGTTTCTATTGAGGAAGCCAACGATGTAGTTGACCGTCGAGTTTGGGTCGGTCATAACGGGTTGCTCTCGTATCCACTCGAATCGAGCGATTGACTCGGGGGTTAGAACATCACCAGCATCAAACCAAGTGACCCAATCGCCCGTTGTCTTGCTTAGGGCGTAGTTACGAGCCGCCGAGAAGTCATCGTTCCACTCGTAGTCAAAGACCTGCGCGCCGTACATTTCAGCAACGGCTTTCGTTCCATCCGTGCTTCCGGTGTCAACGATAATCATCTCGTCAACAAACGATTTGACGGAGTTTAGGGTTCTGCCCAACTTGCTCTCGGCGTTGCGAACAATCATATGCAACGAGATTCGCACGGGGTTCCTTTGTTTAGGCAGCACCAAGCATCATAATCTGAGCGAGGGGGTTGATGCTTAGGCCCGTAATGGTGGTCGGGAGTGACGAACCCGTAGTTGACTGACCACGCAAGGTGAGAGTTCCTGTTGTTGCTGTTGCGGGTCCAAAGTTGGTGTAGTTGTTTATCGGAGTAGCCAAAAGGGTACAAGCGGTACTTGCGTAAACTCCAATAAAGTACGCACTCGGACCCGTAATCGTGACCTGCGACGTTAGGGTTCCCGTAACCAAACCAGTAGAGGTGTTCGCTACGGCGGTCGTTACGCCCAATCGGGTCGCGTAGTTATAGATTGCGAACGTTATGGTTCCGCCAGAACCCGCAGTGGTGATGTAGGCGTAGATGTTGTTGAGGGTCGTTCCGCCAGTGAGCTCGGCCGCAAAGTAGTAAACGCTTGTGCTCGCAAGGGCAAAGGTACTCGAAGCAGTGGTGGGGTCAGCAGTCCACGTCTTTAGGGCGTTTACTGATGGCGAGAATGCTGGTGGGGATGGACTCCAAGAGGGCAAACTCACACCAGTAGATGTAAGAACCGCACCAGTGGTTCCCGCAGAAATCCAACTAAGCGAGCTCGAAAGGCCAGTGGCAAGTAACGCACCCGTCGCACCCGCACTTAGCCAAGCGGTGTTATTCGAAGATGGGTTGTAGAGAAGAGAACCCGTAGTACCTGCGGCGAGGGGGAGATACGTCGAGGTTGACGTGCTGTAGTAAAGAATCGCACCATTACCCGGAACCGTTGATATTCCCGTGCCACCGTTGGCGACCGGCAAAATACCCGTAACGCCCGTGGTCAATGGAATGTTGGTGAACGTATTGTTCGCACCACTCATTGTCTTGTTCGTCAACGTTGCGGCGATGGCGTTCGCTACGAGAGTGTCCGTGTTGGTTGTGCTAGAGGGCAGGTAGAAAGTTTGGCTGTTGCTACCGCTATTGAACGTCAGGCTGGCGGTGTAGCCATTTCCCAAATTGTCGTTGATGGTAATGGGCGCATTGGTTGCGTTGTAGGTGACAAGACCGCTACCGAACGAGGCAGGGGTGGCTCCGCCGAAACTAGGCCCGTTTCCATAGACAATCGGGCCTGAACCCGTCACTTGGCTTGCGCTAAAATACCAAATACCGTTGAGGAAGATGAACTGTGTGGTAACGCCACTCTGAACCTGAACCGAAGTTAGACCCGTGGTTGTGTTGACGTATCCCTGCTCTTGGGTAAAAGTGTTGGTTCCGCCACGAGCAACGGTCGCATTAGCCGTGATGTAGTTGGCGACGGTGTTGATTGTTCCGTTTGCGGGCGACGTTGGAAGCGTGATGGTAAAGCCCGACGAACCCGTAAGAATCGTGTATTCACCAGCAGCGGCCGTACCAGCACCCGTGCGGAGAGTCGCAGAAACCGTGGCGGTAGGCGATGCTGTAGAGGTTGCAGTGATTCGACCCTTACCGTCAATCGTTAGGACTGGAATAGCCGTAGCCGAGCCGACCGTAGAAGAGCCGGAGTATGCCGTTGCGAGGGTGAGTGCGCCCGAGCTCGCCAACGTAGCATCACCAGAAACTGCTTGGGTTCCCCACGAACTTCCGTTTGATACGAGGATGTTGCCCGATGCTGGGGTTCCGCCTTGAACGCCGATGCCTTGGATGCCAGAGACACGAGGAGAAGAAGACGATGAGCCCGTTCCTGCGAGGTCGCCTACGCCATACTGCGCGCCGCCAAGTGCTGATAAGGCTTGTGCGCCAGTGTTCGCTTGCGTTCCGGTTCCACCTTGTTGCAGGCCCAAAACACCAGCCGTAACGTGGGCAACACTCGTGACCTGAACAACGCCCGAGCTCGAGATTGTCGCATCTCCACTAATACCTTGGATGCCCCACTGGGTTCCGTTGTAGATGATTTGCTGACCAGAGGCAGTCGGGTTGTTTCCAACGAGTGCGCCCTGAATGTAGTTTTGTGGGCCGGCCGCACCCGTGTTACCTTGATACCCTTGGTTGCCTTGGTATCCCTGATACCCCTGTGTACCTTGGTTTCCTTGCGTACCTTGTGTTCCCTGCGCGCCATTACCCGTAGTGAGAAGCGTGGCGGAGAGGATGGTGTTTTGGTACGAACTGCTACCGACAACTTGCTGGCTAGTCGTGTTTGATGTGTAGGCGGTGAGGTAGATGTAGTCAGTTGAGCCGTTGAAGTAAACGATTTTGGAACCGTTCACCGTTTGAGGGTTGCTTGTGTTTACTGTTGCACCAACAATCAGCAGCGTCGTACCAGCCGAGTTGTGTAACTGAATGTTGGTCTGACCCGTTTGACCACTTGTACCCGTCTGCCACTCGACGGCGAAGTCAATGAGGTAGTAACCAGCGATGGTCGGTTGGAAGTGGTAGTTGGGTGAACCAGACCACCACGATTGAGGGTCAGATGTAGCCGTGAACTGAATGGTCTGGTCAGAGCCGTTGGTGATTGTCTGGTTGGTTCCTAGTGCGGCAACCGTGACGTACTGACTTGCGGTAAGCAAACCACCCTGCGTACCCTGATAGCCCTGTGTTCCCTGTGAACCAGTTGCCCCCTGATATCCCTGCGTACCCTGTGCGCCCGTGCTTCCTGCCACACCTTGATAGCCCTGATATCCCTGTGGCCCTTGAGAACCAGTAGAACCCTGTGCGCCAGTAGAACCCTGCGAACCCGTCGCACCTTGATAACCCTGAACACCCTGTGTTCCCTGCGTACCTTGAGCTCCCGTTGAGCCTTGCGACCCCGTAGAGCCTTGTACGCCTTGATACCCTTGAGTTCCTTGGGAGCCAGTAACACCTTGATACCCTTGCGTACCTTGGCTACCCGTGTTCCCTTGATAGCCCTGACTTCCTTGTGCGCCTGTTACGCCTTGGTATCCTTGAGTTCCTTGGCTACCCGTCGAACCTTGGTATCCCTGTGTTCCTTGAACGCCCTGCGTTCCTTGGAATCCTTGAGTGCCTTGGAATCCTTGATTACCCTGATAGCCCTGAACGCCTTGATAGGTGATTTGTTGGGCGGTAAAGATAACGCTCGGAGTGGCCGGAACCGTTGGGCTTGTTTGTGCGGCGCTTGTGGTGATTGCGATTGTTGTGTTTGATACCGCCCACGCCAGTTGGATGTAGTCACCCGCATTGACATTGACGACATAGTTGATAGCGGCAATTAGCGCAGCCGAGCCACCGTGACTCGTACCGGGAACGTTGTAAATTGAGTTTGACTCGGTGACATCTAAACCATTTAGGCGAAGCCACACGTCAACGTTGTCCGAGTTGCCATCGGAGTTGGTGAACTGAATCGAGTATTGGATGTTGTACGTTCCGGCGTAAGCAAACGTGACCTTGTTTCCGCTAACGATGGTTACGCCGTAGTTCGCAGCAGTTGTGTTGATGCCGACAACATAGGCAGCCGTAGTTGATACGGCGGTCTGTGTAGTCGTGTCGTATGCTGAAATGTACGGGGCAACGACTCCACCAGCACCCTGAACGCCCTGATATCCCTGCGCGCCAATGCCCGCCGCCTCGGTGAAAAGAATGGAGTCCGTTCCAATTCGGATAGACCCGTCAGGGTTAGAACCGTTGTTGTATTGCACCCACGTCGAGTTTCCGTAGAGCGTTCCACCAATAACGAACACATAGTCGCCACTTTCCACCTGACTCGTGACGTGGTTGTTGTAGTCGGTGGCACGGGTGAAGACGTACTTGGTACTTGATGAGCCGAGATTGGTGACGGTATAAATACCGTTTTCGATTGCGTTTGTGCGGCCCGTAAACAAAACTCGGTTTCCCACCGAAAGGGTCACACCGTCAATTGTTCCGAGCGCACCGTTGGCCGTAGCCGTGATGGTCGCACCAACACCCGTGCCGTTTTCAGCATCGGAAGAACCGGCCGCATAAACGGCGGGCAAGTTGTTCGATGAAACGGCGTTTACGGCTTGGTGAGCATTTGCGGTACTCGTCGCACCCTGATACCCCTGAAAGCCTTGGCTACCTTGAGCTCCGGTGTTGCCTTGGAACCCCTGCGTTCCTTGGGTCCCTTGTGACCCTGTAGTTCCTTGGTAGCCCTGAACACCTTGAGAACCTTGCGTTCCTTGATATCCCTGATTACCTTGCGAACCCTGCGAGCCGGTAGCACCGGTCGCGCCCTGACTACCAGTAGAACCTTGATATCCTTGGTATCCCTGTGCGCCTTGAGAGCCGGTCGCACCTTGGTATCCTTGTGAGCCTTGTGCGCCAGTCGTGCCTTGATAGCCCTGCGAACCTTGTGAACCCGTAGCACCTTGGCTACCAGTAGTTCCCTGATAGCCCTGCGTGCCCTGACTACCCGTAGTGCCTTGGTAGCCCTGTGTTCCTTGGTATCCCTGCGAACCCTGCTGACCAACGACCGTTGTGTAGGTGAGCCCCGTACCCGAGGAGTTCACCACGAGTGCTTGGCCTTGCGCTCCAACGGAGGTTAGACCAGTTCCACCACCTGTAATCGGAAGAGGCGTTCCAGCAGATAATTTGGAAAGGAAGACAACCGATACGTTGGTCGCCGTGTTGATGACAGAGATTGTGTAGGTAGTCCAAGTGCTGGGGTCTGCCGAAGCCCATTGAGCTCCGCCTTGGTAGTAAGTGGTGAAAGAGCGCGCGGGAGTCGCCGTTCCCGTTCCGCTTGACGTACCTACCGTGACGTTCGCAACTGTGAACTGTGTAGAGTTAGCGGTTGCAACAGGAACATTTGTTAGGTTTAGCGACGAACCAGAAGCGATGCCAAGGCCCGTAATGCTTACAAAGTTACCAGCAACGAGTGAGTTTGCACAGGTGTATGTGACGGTCGTTCCGTTACCCGAGGCCGCCGTGACGGAGTAGGTGGGTGATGTTTGACCGTTAGTAGGAAGACTCGGCGTGGAACCAGATGCGGCAAGTTGGTATCCGTCAATGGTGATTGAGGATGGCAAGTAAGCGGTCGCACCATTGTTGACTTGAAGTGTTGCGGTGCTGGAGTATTGAGCCGAGCTCGTGCGATATGTGGTCATCACTATTGGATACGAAGCGATTGGGTTCGCCGTGTAAACATAAACTGGACCGTTGCCGTTCGCAAGAGTGGCGGGAACAGCAGCGGCCAAAACCGAGGCTGTGTTAGTTGTTGCTAAAAACGAAGCAGAGCCTGCGATTGTTGGTTGAGTTAGCGTTGGCGTTGAGATTGAAGGACCACCAGAATAAACCAACGAGCCGCTTCCCGTGATGCCACTGAAGGGGCCAGCGACTGCGTACCAAAAGCCACCGTAATACTCGATGGTGTAGCAGGTCGGATAGAGGAAGGCCAGCGACAATGACGAGACACTGCTCGCGCCGTTTTGGATTTTGTCCGAGCCACCTGCGGCAAGGGTGATGGAGTAGGTGACGTTCTGGTTGAAGATGTAGTTGATGGTTCCGTTTGCCGGGGCCGAGGGCAGGGTGAGGGTGAGAGCACCCGTAACGCCCGACGAGGGGACTACCGAGAACTCACCAGCCGTGACGGTGGGGTTGCTTGCGGTGGTGTGCGTGACGGTGTTGCTCATCTGCGACAAAAGCGTTGCCTGCGTCGTGCTGATGCTCTTGCCCTGAATCGCACTAACGACCGAAGCCGTAGCGTTACCCGTAACGTCGCCCGACAATGGAAGCGCACCAGTGGATGAGCCGGTTCCGCCGTTCGTGATTGGAACTACGCCAGTAAGGGCGAACGTGAGCGTTCCTTGACCGTAGGTGACGCTAATCGGGCCTGTGCCGACCATTGACTGAATAACCGACACCCAGTTTCCTGCTGAACCAGTTGCCTCGACAAAACCAAGCCAATAGGCGTTCGGGGCGAGGCTAATAGGCGCACCAGCCGTGTATCCGTCAATGTTTTGGGTCGAGAGGTTTGGATAGACCGAGAGCGAGTAGTTCGGGTTGTTGTTGTCAATGTAGATAAATTGACCATTGGCAACGATTGGGGGAAGCGTGACCGACTGCCCAGCAGCCGAGGTGTTTACCTTGTTGTATTGCCCCGTAAGGGTCGGATTCGAGGTCGGCGTAAGAGCCGAGAAGTTGTACGACTGACTCGTTCCGCCATTGGGGAAAAGAGTCGAGATTACGCTCGTGAGGGCGGAGAAGTCGGTTCCGCCCACAAAGGGGAAGCAGTTGTTGTTGGCCGACGTTCCTGCCGAGTGTGCTGAAATCGGCGTTCCATCCCAGCCACGCCCGTTGAGCGTTCCGTCAGTCCAAATCGTGACAACGCCAGTGCTCGTGTTTACGGCGGAACAAAGGATGTGTTCTTCGGTGACAAGCCCAAAATCCACAACTACGTCAAAAACACCACTCGTTCCTAGGGGGTTGGCGGTTACTTGACCGTTTGGGCCTACTTCATACCACGTTGAGGCGTTGGAAACCGTAAAAGTTGACTCGACGTATGAACTTGAGAGGGTCGAGGCTAAATAGGTCGGTTTTGCCGAACCCGGCACGGAACGCTGTGCTGTGGAGGAGGGGTAGGCCATAGCGTCATTCTACGCTTAGTTTGGAAATATCCGAGTGTTACCAGCCGTAGCGTGACTGCAAACTATCGGGTTTTACGGCGCGGTCAATAATCAGCACACCGTCGAGATGGTCGAGCTCGTGTTGGAAGACTTGCGCCAACTCCCCTCGTGCCTCTACCCTGATTTCTTTTCCATCGAGGTCGTAGCCCGTAAGAACACAAGTCGTGCTTCGCTCAATCTGGCAAATGCGATTTGGAACCGACAAGCAACTCTCTGGTGCGGTTTCTATTTCAGCGCCGAGCGAAAGAACTGGGTTGATGACCACTTCGTAAAAGCCCGTATTGTCGGCATCGTAGATAAATACGCTCTTGGTAATGCCGATTTGGTTTGCCGTGATTGCCGACCCGCCGTGCCGATACATAACCTCGGCCATATCTTGAGCAAGGAGTGCGATGCTACGGTCTATTGCCGTTACGGGTCTAACCGGGAGGGCTAAAACCGCATCCGGGAAGTGGCGTAGACCGAGCATTTCAGCAGTTGCAGTTACAGTTGCCACCGCACTTCTTGGCGACAATCGTTTCGGTAACGTCGAGCGTGGTTTCGATATTGGAAACGTTCCCAGAGACAGAAACGAGTCGGGGCATCTTGCCAGTCGAACTCGGGTGGGCGGCGATGCTTTCAGCAATACTACGGTCGGTCATTTCGTTCCCTCTCTATGGTTATCAACGATTGTACGCTTCTTACGAGCTCGTGAAGAGCCAAAGTAGCGGCTTTTGTCTCGTGGAGTTCCTTCTCAAGTTTGTGTATGACGACACTGCTCGCCTTGGAGATGGAAAGGTGGGAAAGTGCCTGCTCGGCCGCAATCGCATCTGCGCGCTTGGCGGCAATCAGCAAAATCGCCCCCTGTAAACCAGCGAGCATAGAGAGAAAGAGGTTGAGCAGGATAAAGGGATACGGGTCGAACCCCTTGTTGTTGAGCCAAAAGACGTTTACGCCAGCCCATACGACCATAAAACTTAGGAAAGCAAAGACAAAACTCCACGAACCCATCCGATTGCGAACGGAGTCGGCGGCCTTTTCACCACGGGTAAGTTCTGCGCCCGTGCGAACGCCGGGTAGCGGAGTCCACGGATTGTTCGGGTCGTACCATTCTTCGTCTTCGACCCCATCTGTCCACTCTGGGAACAATGGCTCCTTTTCGTCGGTCATTTCAGCATCTCCGCACGGGTCACAATGTTGATTCCTACGAGTTCTTCGAGTTGTTGTGGGCGATGACGGTGGTACGCCATAATCTGCTTGCCGATTTGGGTGGCAAACATAACTTCGGCCTTGGTTCCATTCGAGCCGGCCCAACCGGGCAGGAGAATCAAGCCATCGCACTCAAGTAATTGGCGATACGACTCGGCTTTGGAGAGCTCGGTTCCACCCTCAATGATTTCAGCAGGGCAGAAGATTTCGTGGGTGCGTCGCAGGGTAACAAGAGCCTCCTCGAATGAGGGAAGATTGTTGTGGGGTACGCCCGTTCTAGGTCCAGCAAGGTAATACGGCATTAGATAATGAGCAAGTCTCCCCAGCCACGCTTACCGTAAGCCGTTCCTACGCCAAAAGTCAACATACCGGCAGGTGAACCCTTGCCAGTTTGGTCGGTAAACCACTTTGAGCCACCGTCTTGTGCGGGGCATTGGAAGCAGGTTCGACCAGAACCCTCGGATGCGATGTAATGGTGAAAGTGGCCGCTAACCACTATGTCGGCTTCGGAAGCCTTTGTACGGCCCCTAATTTGCCCCAGAATCCACGATTCAATCTTGGCAATAGTTCCGCCACCATTACCCTTGCCGAACTGGTGTCCGTGCGCCAGAGTGACGATGATGCCACAAACGTTTAGGGTCATTGTGAGGTCTTCCTCAATCAAGCCCTCGAACTGCGGGAACGAGACATTTCCAAACCTCGCTGGGTTTCCAGCGCAGATTTCAGCAACGCCCTCAAATACGGACAAATCCATATTGTCGGTCCACGTTGTAAATGCTTTCCCCGAGGAGTTCCTGTTTTCTCCGTGGTTCCCCGGAACGGCGACCACAACGAGTGGAATCTCTGGGAAGTTGTCTACGCAGAGGTCTACGAAGCGAAGAATGAGGCGACGGGCGACTTTCTGCTGTTCCCGTGAATCCAAATCAACGGAAAACGCCTGCATCGCATAGTGGTTCGAGCAGTTTTCAACTAAATCGCCCATTCCGCAGCAATAGATGACTGATGGGCCACGACCAATCTTGATGAGCTCCTTGATTCGCTCAATGGCGGCATCCTGTGAGGCGATGATTCGCTCGACGGTCGCAGGAGTTCCACCGCCCTCCCCCTTTCCAAGTTGGAAGTCAGCAAAAAACGCCATAAATGCTCGTTCTTCTTTTGAGACTTCTCGCTTAGGGGTCTTTGCGGGCTTCTTCATTATCTCTTTGCAGAGAGCCTCGATATCAGCACGGTCGCCCTTTTCGGAACGGCGACGGATTTGAGCTCGGTAGTATCGCATCTTGGCGATTTCGCCACCACCGACATTGGAATCCCACGCGCGAATGTGGACAGAGCCGTCAACGATTTCGGTGAGGTTCGGGTCAAGACCCCAATCCTGAATCACCATATCCCAAAGTGCTTGGTCGGGTTCTGTGTCGGTCGCAGGGCTGTCTATATAGCCCTTAGAGCCGTCCCAGCGAATCTCTCGCTCGTATCCCTTAGTCAACGATTCACGCCTTGCTTGAGCGCGTTTGTTGGCTTCTACTTCAGCACTCTCAAATGACATATGAGTCCTTGTATTTAGTCACCTTTGGGCAACCGCATCCGTCTTTGAGGTGACGTGAAAGTGTTTTGTCGCTTAGGCGTTTTCCGTCGCTCGACGCAACGCGCGCAATCCAACCAATCGGCTTCTTTTCTTCGAGCCATCGGGAGAGTGTCTCTTGGTCTTCCTTGTCTAAAGAGTCAAAGAACTCAATAAAGCGACAAGTGCGTTCTGATTCCCGCTTTTCAGCATCGGCTAACGACATATCCAAACTGTAGCATCAGTTTGGAAACCAAATGTCTCTACTTTTGGGGAGACTTTTTGGCTACCTTTTTGGCGACCTGCTTGACGGGCTTAGTAGGCGACGAGGCGGCCTTCTTGTGCTTTTCAGCACTAGCAACCGGCTTCTTGGCGGGAGTCTTCTTTGGGGCTACCGCTTTCTTCACGGGGGTAGCCTTGCGAACGGCCTTGACTTCCTCAACGATTTCAGCATCGGTCGGTGCGATTACGTCAACAAACTCATCGGCGGCCTTGATGTTCGCCTCAATTTCCTCTTGCTTTACGAGTTGGGCGTAGTGGGCAACGACCTTTGGCTCAAGCGGTTCTACCCAGCCACGAGCCTCGACGTAAATCTTCCCTTGCCAACTCCAGTCATCGGATGAAACAAGTTCACCACGATTGTAGGTAACGCCGTTGATTGGAAAGCCACGGATAACTCGGTGTGTGTAACGCTTAGAAGTCATAGGGTCACAATATCACCACACAAAGCAAAAACCCCCCACCCGTGAGGGCAGGGGGCTTTCGCTGTGAACTACTGGGCTTAGATAATCGAAGACCAGAAGTAGCCGAGGTCGGCAGCAACGACCTTGTTGTCGAAGGCAATTTCACCCTCAACACGGTCGGCCTTGAGCTCTTCCATACGGAAGCGCGAGACACCGACAGTCGTTCCAAGACCACCCGAAACACCAGTCCACATAAAGGTGTAGCCAGCCGAGGGGGTCAGCAAACCGGGGTTAGGTGCGGAGTAGCACAGAAGAGCCGAGTTACCAGCAACGAACGCAAAGTTGTCGTTCGTTGGGCTGTTCGAGCCTTCGTTGGCGTTGTTGACAACGGCCTTGGCGACAAGCACACGGTCCACGCCGAACAGTTGTGCGAGCAACTCTTCAGTTACAATCGCACCGGCTTGGGTGTACTTGTAGCGGTCAATCAGCAGAGGGTGGTTCTTCAAGGTTTGGAAAACCTTGTAGCCCAAGACGAAAGTGTTGGGCTCGTAACCAGTGTTCTGCAGAATTGAAGCCTTGGCGATGTCCACCTGTGCGATGGGGTCCGAGGTGTAAGACGTTGGGTTGTTCACATAGTCAGACCAAACCGTACCTGCCTGAGCAGTGGTGGTCGTACCAGTGACGGTCGTTGACCAAACACCTGCGGCGAAGAAGTCGTTAGTCCACTGGACTTCCTTACGGAGAAGCAGACGTTGCGTAACGAACTGCGTAGCCTCCATATCGGGGTTCAATGGGTTGTCGGCGTTCGCACGGGTCTGGTCGCCAATGTCCTTGTGGAAAGCGTAAACGTCAGCCGAGTACGTTTCGGTCTGCAAGCCGTAGCCTGAACCAGCCGAAGCAGTACCGTCAGCACGACGCTGCGCCTCGTCACGGAACCAGTCTTCCTTGGTGTAGCGGAAGTAAAGGTCGGACTTCTTGTCCACCGGCACGACAGGGAAAACCCGGTCAGCGATGAAGTTGTTGGTGTTCTGCAAGTAAGCAACCGAGATGTTGGTCAAGATTGCGTCAATGTGAACGTTGTTTACGTTGGGCTGTGGCATAGTTCCTCAGTCCTTTCTAACTAAGCCGCACGGCCTGCGTTGTGGCAGGCGATAGCGGCAGTGATGTAGTCACCGGCGGCGGCGGAGCTCGAAAGAGCCGTACCAACAACGAAGTCGGTGGTGTCCGCAGGTGCGGTGTTCACCGAACCACCAGAGGAGTACGTGATGGTACTAGCAGCAGGGTTGGCAACCGTGAAGGTGTAAGAACCTGACGAACCACCAACGGCGGTAATCAGACCCTCAACGTTCAGCGAGCCGGAACCCGAGCCAGTGGCAACAATGCCCGTGACGATGGCAGTCTGACCAACCGTGAAAGCGGTGGTCGAGCTCGTGGTGTAAACCACCTGCGTACCACTGGCAACGGCGTTGGTGATGGTTGCGGTCTGGGTGGTTCCACCGATACCGAACTTCACCGAAACGGCCTGACCCGAAGCGTTGACCGTAATGGCATCGCCCACGCTTACAAGACCACCGGCAATAACCTTGGTGATACCCGAAATCGTGACTTCAGCCTCGTCAACACCCTCAACAACGCCAAGAGCGTTGTAGCGAACCTTAGGCGCGTTCTGAACAACACCCAGAGGGCGAGTCGAAGCGGCCGAAACGACACCAACGAGAGGTGCGTTCTGGTTCGAGCCGGGGTTAGCGGCACCAGTCAGGTAAACGAACGAGAACTGCGTCATAGGCGCAGAGGAGTTCGTGTTGGTCAACTGACCACCCATCGTCGAAACGTCAGGTGAGCAAGTCAACTTGAGTGCGTATGGATTTTGTTCCCAAGCCATTAGCGACCAGCCTTTTCATTGAGGTAAGAGGTGTAGAGGTCAGGGTTCGTCTGAGCAACCGACAACAGCGCGGCCTCGAACGATGGGGCAACGCCAGAGGCAACAGCAGCCTTAGCGAGCGATTCCATCTTCGAGTAAGCGTCGTCAGCGGCAGGTGCTTCGCTTGAACCGACTTCCTTGAAGACCACGTTGGACTCAAGCAGAGCGTTAGCAGAGTCGAGAGCCTTCACAACCTCGTTAGCGAGGGCGGTGTCGGTCTCGGCAAGGCGACGAAGCGCAGGGCCAAGAATGGTGGGGTCCGAGTTGAGGTGCGACCACTCGGCAGCCTTGATAACCGCAGCCTCATCAGCACGAGCCTCACGCTCGGCAATAAGGGCACGCTCACTAGCAGCAGCCTTGTAAAGAGCCTCTTCAGCAGCGGCCTTGCTCTCATCAAGCATCTTCTTGATGACAGCAGGCATAGCCTTGATAATCTCTTCTTCGCTCGCAACCTCGGGGATAACGACGACTTCAGCCGCCTTGAGTGTTTCACTCATTGTTTCCTCCTGTGGAGTTTGGACAACAGCAGGGGCGGTCGCCTCTACTGGTACTTCGATTACCTCGGTGGACTTCTCCACTTCGGCGGTGTGTCCATCGGCAAGAGCCTCCGGGCGCAGTTCGTCAAGAACGGCGGTCACATCGGATTGAGAGGCTGATTTCATAACGGCCCAACCATCGTGGAGGTGCGCCGGGCGGTCAACGCCCGACGTTTCCTTGATTGAGAGTCGCACTAGTTTGCGAGCCACATCTTCTCCTAAGAACTTTCACCATCGGAGAACCGATGGCCTTGACATCTGAAATCGTAGAGGCGATTTCCAAACTGTCAATGGTTGAACTCTTGGAGTGTGTTTTTTGCCTTTAGAAAGGGGAGTATTCGGGCTGTGCGAAGACAGGGCAGATGCTCTTGAACGAACACCACTTGTCACAAAGATTGTTTGGGGTAGGCGGAAAGAAGCCGAGCTCGTACCAGTTCTCAATCTTCCCCCACGCCTCTCGCACTCGCTTTTCTGCGTAGGCGATATCAGCATCGGTCACTTCGACCGTGAGGGTTTTGCCAAACTGAACGTAGAGGAGTCGAATCTGCTTTGGTCGCTCGCCCAAGACCTGCTCACAGAGGTAGGCGTAAATCTTTGAGGGAAGCAAAGCCGAAGCCTTGTATTTGTCTTGCGGCACTTTGCCCGTCTTGTAGTCAACAATCTCTAGTACGCCGTTGGCATCTCGGTCAAGGCGGTCAAGGATTCCTCGGAGTGTCCACCCACCCATATCCACATCCATTTGGATTTCGATGCCCTCGGAGGTGATTTGCGTGGGGTCTTCCATCGTGAAGTAGGTGCGGATGTATTTGGCAACGTCGCGCCCGAAGACTTGGATGCCCTGCTCGTCAATCCCCATCTCTTCGGCATACTCGGGGGTCACTAGACCTCGGAACATTTCTCGCATAAGGGCAAGGGTGTAGTCAACCGTGCGGAGCTCGGGCGTTTCAGCAGTTTGATTGAACATCTCTTCGAGGATGGCGTGGAAGACGGTTCCCCGATAGGTTTCCATCTTCTTCTTCTCGGGCAACTTGTCAATGCTCGAATATTGGTATTGCCGGGGGCAGGACTCAATCTGGTTTACTCGGCTTGGTGATACGCCGTAGGGCTTGGGGCCGAGCGTGACGGGGGTTGAGTTCATAGGTTCCACACTACCAAAGTGGTGTGACGATAGAAAGTAACTTGACTATGGTTTAGTCGTTAGGTAGAGTGTTGGGATGATTCTAGAAAACTCATCAAGCGAAGAGCCAATCAGCAGAGAAGAATCGCAAATCGCCCTCGCCTTTGCCTGTGGCGCAGCCCTCGCCATTCTTCATAACAACGCCGATATCCCTATGGGGAAGATTGACTTTGACATCCGAGAGACAATCATTAGGGGGCACGAAGTCTTGGGGCGAGAGCCAGACCCGAATACCAAGCAAGAGGTCTATCTAGAAACCGTTTGTAGTCTCATTACGAGAGGTGATATGAAGTTGGCCAATGAACTCATATGTGGCCTTGTATCTCTCGGACACTTCTCAACACAAGGGCTACACACTATGCCCGAGGTGGTGGCAGTTCCACACCCCGAGGACATAAGAATCCCCGAAGAGTGGCTCAACGAAAACTAGTCGAAGAGTGGCTTGAGCTCGTTGTATTCGGCTACCTCGGCAAAGGCCGCACTAATCGTTTCAGCAAGAACGATTGCGTCTTCCTTTGACCCGGCATAGACCGAGAAATCTTGGATTGGTGCGATGATTCCGCCAACGTTATCCTTGCGGATGACACGGAGTTCGCTTGGCCTCTCGGCATCTTCGGGTGTCCAAATGACGAACTCGTAAGCACCGTCTTTTGCTCGGACTTGTCCGAAGTCGAGGTCTTCCCAAGTAAGGGGCATTACTGCACAACCTCTTCTGCGAACTGCGTGAGGTGAACGAACTTGTCGAGTTGGGCGCGTAGCGATTCGTTCGACTCGCCAGCAATCGCAAGGGCGTGAATGAGTCGAGCTCGGTCGGCTTCTAGGGCATCGCTCTTTATCTGCAACTCATTAGCCTTTTCATAGAGGCTCAAGGCCGCGCTGATTAGGTTCCCGATGTCGGTAGCGTTGTAAGCATCCTGCGTAACGCCACGCCACACCTTGTCAGTAAGTTCGTGGATATTGGTTGAGGCCACGGTGTTCCCCTTTCGTTGACCCCACTATACCATACCTGCGTTGATTTACACCCCACCCATATATTTGAGTAGGTCTTTTAGGGGCGTTTCGGGTGTCGGGGCGTATTCCACCTCGGTTACAAACTCGCAATCAGCACAGACGATTTGGATAAAGCCGTTCTCAATTTTGCGAACTCGCCAATCGTGGATACAGGTTCGCCTATCGCCGTTGTTGACTATTTTTATTTGCCTCGTAAGGGGGTCACGGGCGATTCGACGTTGACGCTCTAGGCGGCTGATTATGGCGTGAACCGTTGATTTACTACTTACTTCGATTGCCTTGCCAATGGAAGCATATGAGGGCGGGAATCCATACTTCTCCCAATACCAGTTGATATAGCGAACAACTTTGTCATCTCTCTCACGGATTTCCTCGTAAGTGAGGGGGGTCCGAGGCGGTTGCCATTGTCGCATCACCCCACTCTAGCACTAGGAATAACGCTTGTTTAGATTCTCCTGTACCGCTTGACCCAAGATTTCCTCGATAAGCGTTTCAGCAAGTGCCTCTGATTTGGAATATGCCGCAAGCCTCCCGGCGGCAATATTGAAAGCCATCCGATAAAGGTCACGCTCTTGTTCCATTTCAGCAAGGGATTCCACAAGTGCCTGATTGGTTATCCCGGCGGCGTGGAGGCTCTTGGAGACAATGGTGGCGTTCTCCGTTTGTGCGGTAAGGGATTGGGAGAGCTCCTCGATGACCCTTAGTTTGGATTTACGGCTCACTGGGCGACTTTCCGATACTTGTCAGGGATTGGGCCGTTGTAGGGCGCACCGTTGTATTCCGAGGTAAACGGGAACCGAGCTCCGCACGGGATACACATCACATATGTCTTTGCCCCAGCGTTCATAAGAATCCACTTATGCTTGTTGTCTACGCATCCCGCCATTTCGCCCTCTCGCTGATTGTTTTGCGAAAGAACGCTACTGCACTATCGGCTTCCTTGCGAGTGTTGAAGTCTTTGGTCTTGATAACGAGGTGATAGGTTCCGTCGCCATCGTGGATAGTCTCAATGAAATATCCGTAGCCGAGCCAAAAGTCTACTTTTTTAGCCACTTCGCCCACCACTTCTTCTCAATGGGCTTCTTGCGAGATTCGTAAACGTCTTCTCGCCACGTTGCCCACTTCTCTTTGGCCGTGATGCTCGGTCGCACTTGCTTCATTGGCTCTCCCTTTGGTGAATCTCAACGATTCCTGCGATTACCCAGTTCACTACGGGAACCGCTACGGCATTACCCATCTCCTTGTACCGATTGGTGTCGGAGTTGATGTTTGTCCACCCACGAGGAAAGCCCTGTAGCGACTCGCACTCCTCTGGCGTGATTCGACGTACTCTCGTTTCAGCACTACGGACTGGAACGTTTCCGCCACCCGTTCCCATAAAAGCAAGGAGAGTCGGGGATACGGCTTCGTGGACTCGCATTTCACCAGTACGGCGATTTGCTTCATAGACCGTGTTGTTATCTAGCGTGGACACTGACAATCCCCTCGATTACCCAATCAACAACTGGAACTGCAACTGCGTTCCCCATTTGCTTGTAGCGATAGCGGTCAATCTGCCCGTTGTCAGTCCACCCAATCGGAAAGCCTTGTAACGCCTCGTACTCGCTAGGCGTGAGTCGGCGTAGTTGGGGCTTGGTGGCAAACACTTGGGCGTGGTGGCTCTGCACACTCGGTTGGTGTGCTGAAACCGTGCCAGAAACCTCTACGGGCGTGGCACTAAAGGTATTTGCCTTGGCATCCTCACGGATTGAGTAGGCAAGTGCGTCAGCCACGGTTCTGAATACCCACGATTCCGGCGATTACCCACTCCACGACTGGTATGGCGACCGCATTACCCATCTGCTTGTATCGGTGCGTGTTGGCTTGTTCCTTGCCATCAGCACGGAGAAGAGTGTGGTTGTCGGGGAAACCCTGTAGTCGCTCGCACTCCATTGGGGTAAGGCGACGAACGACCGACTCGGTACGAACGGCGGGATATCCCTGTCCGGGCTTGCCACCGCCCGTTGCGAGTGCGTTCGTCACGTCAACCTCTCGGATTTCGGCGCGCTGATTCTCGACCACCGCTTTAGGGGTGAGGATGTTGTGTCGGTTGTTATCCACAGTTCTTGCCACCGCATCCGTTCGGTACACACGATATGGCTGTGGCATTTCGGGCCACGGCGTTAGCGAACCCACTTCGGAGTTGTTCTCCATTTCAGCACCAGCGCTTTCTTCTATAAGGATGAGATGGCGATTGTTGTCAACCGTTCTCGTTGGGGTATCCGTGCGATAGACCATATTTGCTTGACCCATTTCGGGCCACGGGGTCAAGTTGCCCGTTGGGGTTGCCTCTACATCGTAAAACGTTGCGAGTTGGTTATCGCCCATATGAGCTCGGAGGGTTGGGGCTATTTCAGCAGGGTCGTGACCCTCGATTCGACTCAACGCACCCGGCTCAAAGACTTGAGGGTTCTGGGGAACCATAACCGAAGCACCGCCCGTAGCCGTAAGGGTGTACGAGGGGTCGCCCGGATTTCCGATGCCCAAACCGTTCTGCTTCTTCTCTAGGCCGCGCCCGTCTTGGATTGGAATTGGCTCACTCATCTTCGCCCGTTTCAGCAAAGGTCGTGTGGACAGAAACCATTGGGATTCCAAGGCCGATGAAGTCACTCCCACTCGCCGTGACGGTCGGGGCGATACCCTCTCCGTACATTGAGTTGACTCGACGTTCTACGACTACGTTCGCACCGGCTCGCTTGAAGTCGGTGGCAGTTAGCGTTCCGAATGGGGGCGAATCAGCATACCCACTAAAGTTCCCACCCGAATAAGCCGATTGCTCGACAACAATAAAGTCCTCTTGGCTCATAGATGCCCGAAGCGTGTTTAGCCCCTCGGCGTATTGGGCGAAGTCACTCTTAGAAAAAGGGATGGTCGAGCTCTCGTCAGCGACGGGCTCTCCCTCCTCTAACGGCTCAAACGCATATGGCGTGTTATTGCTACCCGTTGAGGCGAGCAAAGTGGTTGACGTTTCAGCAACTCGCAAGTCGCCGCGCTGGTTCTGCGTGACTACTGCGGGTCGGGCGTGTAGCCCTCGGCCTGCTTCTCCAAGGCTGTCTGTAGTGCTACTGGCAAGGTCTTCCCACGCCGCTTCGCTCTCGCCAGAATCCCCGCACACGCTTTCGCGCTCAAATAATACTTCTGTGGCACTTCGCCAGTCTCCAGCACGTCGGCCAACGATGAAGACGCGCCGCCTGCGCTGGGGAACTCCGAAGTATTGAGCATCCAACACCCGCCAACTGACGCCGTACCCGAGTTCGACCAACGTGGCGACAACGCTTCCCATATCTGCCCCTCCGTTACTGGAAAGAAGACCGGGGACGTTTTCGAGGACGAACCACTCTGGTTGGACTTCTTCGATGATGCGCGCGACTTCGTAGAAGAGGCCGCTTCTCTTTCCAGCCAGCCCTGCACGTCTTCCGGCAACGGAAAGGTCTTGGCAGGGGAATCCTCCGACAAGGATTCCGTTTCGTGGAACAAAGCCTGCTGAAATAAGTTGCTCACCTGTTACCTCCGTAACATCGTTGAATAGTTGGGTGTCTGGGAACTGCTTTGCCAAAACCGCTTGCGCGTGTTTGTCAATCTCTACTGCCGCCACGACTTTCACGCCGTTGCGTTCGAGAGCAAGGTCGAAACCCCCCACGCCCGCAAAGAGAGAAACCGCAGTCATCTGATTGGTTTCGTTTGCCATAGGACACATCATAACTGATGCGCTATAGCCGTGCAGGGTATTTCAGCAGGAAAAGTTCCTAGCCGGTACAACCGTCTTCCCACTCGGGGGCAAAGCCTCCGTTGTGCTTCCAATACCAAACGGCAACGGCACTTTGCTCTTGGGGAGTGGCGTAATTGGCATCCATTATGGATAGACCGATTTCCTTAGCCCCGTATTGCCAAATGTAGGGCAGGAATTGGTATAGACCCTCCGCCCCCGAATACTGGTTCGTGTCGTTGGGGTGATTACGGCTCTCGACGTAGCGGATACAAGCGAACGTCACTTGGGCCGCCATAGGCAGAGCTCGGGTCGGGTCATCTGCCGTGGGCTGATACGCCGTTGGGTCGTACCTCCACGTCTGCCACAAGGATTCCCCGATTGTGTAGGAATCCCTAGTCACAAAGGCGTGAGCCGTGCGGTGAGCCACTATGGGCGATTTCACCACGGCCTTTACCTTGGCAACGTGCGGCGTGAGGGTCTTGGGTGCGTGAATGACGGGGGCTACGAAACCGCTTGGTTCCGAGTTCGTCATCGGCCCCAACGCCCCAGCCGAGGCGATGATGGTGATGTATTTGGGTGTCGCACTCTGTACGGTGTGGGCGTGTGGATGGCTTGATGCCGCGCCGACACTAAGAGCGATGATTAGAGCAACACCTCTAATCGGACCCCTCACCGAACTTCCGAGGTCGAGGGATAGGACACACTTCTACTTACGTTGATGGCGTTCATAACGACCACCTTTCTTGGGTAGCCTCGTCAAACGAGGATATACAAGTTTACCCGAGTGTGACATCCCCGGCAAGTATCAACTGATATAGCCTCATCTATCAGGGATTTTGGTGATTTATCAAGGAATGACTTGCTTATGTCACTAAACCCTAGTAGAGTAGTTTATGTAGTAACCGCAGTCGCCTGATGTAAAGACCCCACGAGGAAGTGGTCGTCGGGGGCTGCGGAAGCAGTAACTCTCTATGCCGTAGGGCATCGGGGGGGAACGGG